AAGCAGTGGTATCAACGCAGAGTACATGGGGAACGTATCTGGCGAAGGTCGAACTGGTTTCGAGAGCCCTACGTATCTTTCATTTGATGATGAGAGACAAGAAGATACCCCCCCAGCTCAGCGCGAGGGTACAGTTACTCCCGCACTTACTATGACTGTTTTGGCGCATACCGAACCGAAGGTTCGTGAGGTTGCAGATCCGCAAGGTAAACTTGTGAGAATATCCCCTCATGATCAACCTAGGCAAGGTAGCATCCCGGTTGCTCCCGATGTTAAGCGCGAATGGAAAGAGTTTGTAACAGCTACTGGAAACGCGCCGCAATTACCGGCGGAGCGTGTATCGCAGAAGACGCGGTCAAATACTACTACTACCAGAGGCCGCTCCGGGAAGAATATTTCCCGGGGTCGCGGTGCTAATACGCAAGCATCGACGCACAAGGACACGGTTAAGACCCTTGTGGTGCCACCCTCCACCACTAATCCTCATAGTGTTAAGAAGGAGAGCGTACTAACGGAGTCAGCTGACAGTAATGCTGATGTTCGCAGTTCTACCTCCGAGAAGAGGAGGGAGAAGCAGAAAGTATCGCCACTGGCTCGAGTGACTTGGGAAGACATTTCTAATCAATTTCGTAATAAAGAGCATAGTCTTTATACTTCGAAATGGTTGTTAACCCTCGAGCAACCTGTTGTGGATTACTTTCGCCAATATATCCCTAAACAAGGGAAACCCATGTTTGTTGATGCAACATTGAGCCCAACAACGAAGAGAAATCTTTGGTATGGGATGGTGTTGCGTCGTACTCGTTTTCGCAATGTTGTAGTTAATCCGGAAATCCCAAAAACTTTTTGCAAGAGTTTACATTTGCATAATTGGGAATACGGTAAAGATATCGACGGGGTTTCACCCGCGAAGTTGGCGTACCAGCAAGCTTATTTAAAAGCTTTTAATTCATCAGCAAAGATTTTAAGAAGTCTTATTGGTGATTATACTGATCAAGGTTTGATTGTCGATATGTACGGGACGTGGAAAGGTGGTGATAATTATGATATTTGGTCAGATTATGCGACTGCTGTTCTATATCCCGAAGAATGTATTGGATATGATCCTCAATTCTTTTTGCCACCTATATGGTATGAGGCATATCGACCAATTCGTACTCGTGATCAAGCTGCTGAGTTTTATCGTGCACCAACTAACTACAAGAGCACTGAGAATTTTTCTTTTGACAAACTTAAGGTTCCTTTGTTTTTCGATCTTCCGTTCTCCGTGGCGCAGATTTGTACCACATTTTTGGAGACGAAGTGCCAAAAAGCTGTTGTCGTTACATCAGTTTTTGGTTTTGGTGAAGTTGCTGGTTCTCTCTCTTTGAATGGTGGGTATTTCATCCTTAATGGATTAGTCTATGTGCAAGACGATGTGAACACTGGTTCTATTATTGTTAGACCGCTGAATTCCGAATGGCAGACACAGAGTGAAATGGAAATTCCAGGCCACCGCCAATGTGTTGTATGGAGTGAAAGTCGAGCGATTGGAAACTATCATATTTACATTCTTTCTTCTGTGGATGCGAGGTATTTAACTTCGCATAAGCGACCTGAAAATCGATTTCAGGTTATTCCCCAACAAGCTTTAGTTGTTACTAAGCGAATTGAACCTAAAACCCTAATTGAGCGTGCTAAGGCAGCGATACATGTGTCGATTTATAATCGAGATTTACAAGTGTTTTTTCCGGCTGTCGAACAGTTGTGTTTGATCCCCACCGGAGGTAATCGTCCCTCTTTTGAGCAATCTACTTTAAGAAGGTCGATTGAGGCTATTATTAACGATAAAAAATATATTGATTTTTGGCGTATTGCCGGTAACAGTTATCCTAAAACTGAAGTAGCTACTGACACTTTAGCTTATATTTTATGGGCTTCTATGCATCATGATATCGATGTTTACACGGAAATGGCAAATCAATTTGGTAGTCAAACTGCTATCTTGAAGAGTTGCCGAAATTCTCAATTTAGTGAAGTGCCTCGTATTGATTGGAAACGTTTATTCCATCAGTATAAGGGATATGCTGCTCTGAGTTTATTCTTTTTGTTGTATATTAATAGGAAGAGGTTCGTTAAAGTGGCGGCTTTTTTAACAAGGGTATTCCCTACCGGTTTTTCTTTAAAAACGATTTTTGATAGAATTATTACTTTCTTAAAGAACTGGTTTACAAAAGGGAAGATAGAAGTGAAGGATGCAACGAGTGAAATTGTTGAAGTTGCTAAACAAGCTAGAGAGAGTGCGAAGTTTATAACTTCGAAGAATGTCTTGACAGCTGAGGAGATGAAAAGTTTTGTTGAACGTCCCGCGGATAATTTGGGGCATTCGATAGTCCGTGGTGTTATGAGTGTACCATATTTCTTAGCCTCTTTGTATTTTGAAGAAGCATTGAAATCGAAGTTACCTTTGATAGGTTCTGTCGGTATAGCGGTCGTTGAGAGTTGTTTCTCGGCGCAACCATGGTGGTTTAAAGCATTATCTTTACCTATTCGTGGGCTTGTGCATTATGGTTTTGCGATTTCGCCTAACCCTCTAATTGCTCACGCTACGGTTAATGCTTTTATTGCCTTAGGTAATATCATGGATGGACGCTGGAAAAGTCAACAAGGTTCAGGTTATATTGGGTTGCTTCTAGCTAGTGCTGGAGCTATCTCTTTTGAAACCGTACGCTTGGTTAGTGCTGGTAGAGGGTTTTCTCTTTATGACGCATGGACTGAGTATAAACAAAATTACGATGAACTTAATCATTGTTTTGAACCCCCTGCTTCTACTATTCCGGTGCCTATTGAACAAGCTCGCCTCCTGTCTTGTACTAATGACCCTGATTTACGTGACGGTTTGCATGAACAGCGAACAGACGTATTTCTGTTCACAGCACCTTGGTGCCAGATGGTTCGACCGTATGGCCCTGGGATGTTTTCAATTGCCTATAATGCGCGTAATTTATGTGCTTCTTTGATCACGGAGACTTGTGAAGGTGAACGACCATGCGGGTTGGAAACGACTAATTTTCAGCATGGTAAAGTAACCAAGTGTCCTGTTGCCCGTTATTGGTATCAATCTGCAAAAGTAGTTAGTGATTTAATTATGAATTGTTATGATTGGTCTCGTGATGGTAAACGTAAAACTCGAGCGGAGTATATAGCTCATTTCAAGGAGCTTAAGAAACGCATTCGAGCCCAAAATGCATATAATGATCGAGCTGATACAGGTCTTATTCGAGCGAAAGCAGATATTTTTCTCAAAGGTGATGAAGTTTTGGCTCCGCGCCTTACTTTTCCGCCTATTAAGCCTCGTTCGATTAAGGCTGTACACCCAACAGTGCAAGTGCATTGTGGTGTTTATTTTGATGCGGCTTTTAAAAATTTAA